ACTGAGCCTTGGCATCTTGGTCTGTCATGGGAGTAGCCAGATGCCAGCACATCATGTACTTGAGCAACTGGATGAAATAAGAAGGCATCTCAGATTCTGTCGGCAGATACTGGTAGTCAATGACCACCGTTTGCTCGTTGGTCAGTAGCTTGTCGCCTTGGATCGTCCACTGGCTGAACGTCCTTGCACCAACGGCGGTACTGTTGAAAGCACGACGAATTGCACCCAGTCGGTCAGAGGGTAGCTGATACTCGTACTTGTATTCGTTGACAGGCGTGTTGGTCGTCTGAGCCAACTGCACCTTTTTGAAAGTGAAACTCCAAGGATAAGACTGGAGCGTAGACTTCTTGATGCCAGGATAGATGCGGTCACAGATGTTGGATTGATCCGTTCCCTCATTGAATGAAGAAATAGCCTTCTGACCAATCATCAGCAAGGCATCAGAGCAAACTCTAATATCTGTATCGCCAGCAGCCATGTGTCACCTCAGATGTAAGAATGGCCTGCCACCAGAAGTCCAGTAGCAGGCCGATTCACTTAGTTACCGATTAGTCAGTATCGGTAGCGGTAACAGTCACACCGTCAGTGATGTCAACAACACCAGAGGCGTTGCTGACCACATAAGCGGTAGACATGACGGGAGTGCCGCCAGTTGCGCTGTAACAGAAGATGATGTCGCCAACTTTCAACACCGAAGACACGCTGTTGAAGTAGCCAGAGACACGAATCACTGATTGAGCGTCAGTGCTGGAGTAAGTCCAGATAGACGGAGCATTGCCCGACTTGGACTGACCACCAATAGCATTAAAGCCAGTTGCGGAAAAAGCCATGATTTACTCCTTATTCGCGGCAGGTAATGGCAACAATACCACCAGCGTCGATAGCGATAGCGCCAGCGGAGAACATCGAGGCAACCAACCACGAGGTCTTCTCGGGGATGTAGTTGATCTCGCTACGCACAGCCATTGCTTCAGCCATACCGACAGCCATCTTGTGGTAAGCGTAGACGGTACGGTCAACACCAGAACCACCACCAGACAAACCACCTTCAGTGCGGTCACCAATCACGTTGAACGTAAAGCCCATGAACGTGTTGATCTCGCCCTGCACCAGAGCCTTAACGCTGTTGAAGTCGCTGGAGGTCACTTGCGTTTCTGACAGCAGGTTTGACAGTTGCGAAGCGTGCATGACAATGTAGCGCTCTTCCATCGGCACGTTGTTGGCGTTCATCAAACGCTGTGCTTCACGGAGTTTCGCCATGTTCATGTTGGTCGTAGCACCACCAATGCTGTTAGCCACGGTCAGGGTCGTGCCCGAACCAGACAGAGCATCAATGATCATCTGATCGCTACGACGACCAATAGCCTTGGCAACCACTTGCACCAGTTCTTGGCGCTCGTCGAAGTTGACTTTAGCTTGGTTGAAAATGTCGCTGTATTCAGCAGCAATGTAGTCCGTGAGGGTCACGGTTGCTTGCGAATAGGTGACGTTCAGCGGGGTCACATCGGTTTGCGGAACGCGAACCTGGGCAACGCCAGCGCCGATCTTGGGGAACTTGTGGGTAGACGCAGTAACGCCAGTGCGAAGACGGACAGTGTTACGCAGCACAGCATCAGCTTGATATGCCTGCTTAACTTCCGTATCGAACAGGGTTACAAATGCGTTAGAAATGCTAATCGCCATTTGTTTTCTCCTGAAAACGGTTGATAAAGAGTTTTATCGCCGCTGGTTATCCAGATCGCTCCGGGCCGTGACTTGTGCCTTACAGCGCACCCCTGGGCTGATCACAGCCATCATGGGCCTTTCGGTTGTCCATGGCCCGATTATAAGCATTTTGGCTACTTGTCAAGCATTTTTTTTAACATAAGTTCCCCAAGGGTGGATAGCCTGGTATCCAGCCCCTCCCGCAGGGACTATCTTGTAGTCCAGCCAGAGTACCCATGAGGTAGCGATTCATCCAGTATGGCGCTTGTCCCACCGCTTTCACCATACCTACCCTAGTCCCTCGCTAACAGGCTAGTCGGAAGTCTTGGGGGTGTACCAAGTCCGGTGTTTCTCGGGTTCAGTCCATGCAGACCATCAGCTAACGCGCCCTGACGGTTGCCTAGACTGCTTTTTCGGATTGTCTGGAATCGAACCAGATAGACTTCTAACACACCCTGCTGTATAGACCCGGTTGTCGTCACAGAGCCGTATGTCAATCAAGCAAGTAGCCACAGAAGAAGCGATGCACCAAATGTGCAACCGTGCCACCAATCACGCTTCAACCCGAAAAAACAGTCTTGTAGAAAGCAAAAAGCCGCTTATAACTGCCCTCGGTAGGAACCCTAAAGTAAAAACCAAGGGCGAGAGCAGATATAAACGGCTTCCATTTGTCGCTTCCTACGGCAACGGTTGCAATTATGCCAAAAAAAAGACCCCTGTCAAGCAGGGGTCAAACCCTCATGGCAGTGCGGGTTACTTTTCAGAATCAGGATACATCTTCTCAAAGAGTCTGTAAACCTTGGCCTGGTAAGCTGGGTTTGTCTTGTATTCTGGGTTGGCAACCATTGCGTCTAACTCAGCTTTTGAGATACTTCCACCGTCATCTGATTTGATCGTATCCGTTGGAACACGACCTTCATAACGTGCCCGAACCTTTTGCAAAGCCCGGATACCAACGGCAGTATCACCCCATTTGGTAAACGCATTGAACTCGTCCTGGCTCCATTCTCCCCGCTGGAGCATACCCCTGCCCCAGGTAGCCATGTCAGCAACGATAGCCTTGGCGTTTGGCCCCAATGCTTCCAGTTCCCTTTGCTGGCTTTCCTTGGCAGACTCCATGTTGCGCCCACCGATCTCGTTGACACTACGAGCCAGTTCCTCAAAGGCAGACTGGGAAATGCCGTACTTCTGTGCCCAACCCACATAAGCACTGACCACCGGGTCATCTGCTTTCAGATTAAGACTTTCTAACTCATATTTGCCGTCTTCAGGGGCTTTGTGGCCTCCTGCTCGGAACTTCTTTTCAAGTTCCACATAAGACTTGCTGATCCCCTCCAGATCGGGTTCTGCCTTGTCCTTATTCCAGAACTTCTCAGGCCAGAAATCAGGGCGCTCTAGGGGGCCATCATCAGCATTAGGATCAGGACTGGTATGACTGATGCTCTGCTCTTGGCCCTCGGTTGTCTGCCCTTCTGCATCGCCTTCAGCGGCGGCTGCTTCCAGCAGGCCAGGGTTGTCATTTGCTTCGCTCATTTAATTTTTGCCTTTCGGATACGGGTTTCAATATCACGGATCACACTGTTTTGCCCCTCTCGGAACACACCCAGAGATTGATCCGTTCCTGGTTGCCAGCATGGGTGCTCAAGATAGAACTCTCGCATCCACGCCAACACTCTTTTACCTTCATCTGTGCCAAACGTCCTGGCAAACATCAGATTCAGGTCAACACCCTTTTGATCAGGCTCAAACTCCTGTGAGCCTTCCAAGTCATCCCATCCTGCCATTTACATGGCCCCTTCTAATGCTGGCGCTCCTGCGGCTGGAGCCTGCGCCTGTTGTGCTTGCATAGCCAGTTGTTGCATCTGTTGCATCATCTGGGCACGTTCCTCCGGGCTAGTCCTGATCATTGCAGGCACACCCAACTTGTCAGCGATATAGTCAGCCACGCTACCCATCTTCACAGCCATTTGACCCTCCGGGCCAAGGCTTTGGGCAATCTGCATGAACTGGATAATGTTCTGCACCTCATCCATGTTCTGAGCCATTGCCAAGGGACTGACAGGGCTGACCTTAACGTCCAGACCATTTATCCGCAAAGGCAGGTCAATCAGGCCACGCTCGTCCATGATCTCCAGAATCTTGGTGACCATCGGAATCATGGTTTCGTTGATCAGACGACCAAAGGCTGAACCCAAGTTCTGAGACAGTTCCTTCATGCGCTCGACCACCTCGGTAGCTGATCTGGCGCTCATGTTGTCAGGAGGCAGGCTCTCGTCCAGCAAGGTGCGCTTGATAGACTGAACCAGGTCATTGATCACGATCTGGGTGACGTTGAAGTCTCCCGCACGAGGCAGAGGCTTGATGGCATCGCCTTGGGGACCACCGTTACGAGCCACCGGGATGATCGCACCAGGCACAATCTTCACGTTGGCAGGGTTCAGAACACCGTCATCAGCCGCTGTGTACACGCCAGTGATAGCCAGTGAAGCATTCTTCAGCAGCAGTTCCTTGGTCTTGTTCAGCGTCTTGATGTCAGGCAGTGCGGTCAGGACAGGTCCACGACCATAGATTTCACCTGCCACCTTCATGTACCGAGAAACCACCCAAGGAGAAGTCTTCATCTTCTTCTTGACCAGCATCGTCTTGGTCTTTTCGTGAACAACGTAATAAGTGTAATCACCCCTGTCGATGTTCATCACCGTGGCTTCGAGGAGGTCAACTTCCTCAGTCGGCTTGTCAGCAATCTGATCCTGGACTTCCTTGGGAATCTTGGCTTCAGGCCACTGCAACTGGATGGCCTCGCCCTTCAGACGCATCTTGCGGTAGACGTTATCCACCTGACCGTTTGCACCTTCCTCGAAACTTACAAGGTACTGCGGGACAGGGATAAAGTTGATCGGGCTGACAGCATCGCCAGACTGAACCAACATCACGGCAGTACCAACAGACAAGTCTAGCAAGAACTCACCCATTGCAATGTCAAAGTTGGACTGCTTCAGTACAGCGAACATCTTGTCGTTGTACATATCCAATGCTCGTTGCAGTTCAGACTTGCGGTTGGGCGGGATGTCAGTGCCTGACTCGAGGCGACACCATTTTCGTTGGGGCGGGAAGATGCCTGATTGCAGACGGTTGGCAAAGCGTTGGGTAGAGTTGATGGCAGTCGAATCAAAGACTCGGCTCATCTTCTTCTTGCCACCGACACGACCTTCGTACTCGCCACCATAGAGGTTGCGTTGCGGGAGGGCAAACTCCATCGCATCCTCGTACAGAGAACGGAAGTCTTCCTTCTTGTTCTGAGCGATTTTCTGTCGCTTGAGAAGCTGGTCAACAGTTAAATCAGCCATATCAATCCTTCTTGCTTGCTTGATACTTTTTCAAAATTGCGCGTCCTTTGGCTGCTAACCTCGATGCCGCTTCAGCAGTTCTAGGGACTGGCTCCCCCCATGCGTTTGCAGACAACGCCAGTCTTGTTGGCTTGCCCTTCTTGTCAACCAGCGGACCACTTGGATTCGTAAAGAAACGAGTCAGAAAAGACCCCTTGCGTCTGGCATCCTGACCCTTTGGGTTCGATGCCTTCACGCCAGGTTGCAGGTTCTTGCTTTCACCGGAACGCTCAAACTTGCGCCGTCCAGCTTCTGTCAAACCACCTTCAGGGTCTTTGTACTTGCTCATTTCTTTCTTGCCGCATTCATGTTGTCGACCAGATTGGGATAGGGGCGGCCTGCTTTGCGAGCACTCTCTTGGGCAGACTTCTTCTCGCTAAGAGACAACTTCTGAGGTTCGCCAAGTTTTCTAGGTCTGGCGCGTTCCCATATCTTTTTATTCAGACTCATACTTATCCTCCCGGCAGTTCATTATTCGTACCACTCTATGGTTAGTGATGCGGCATGGGATGTGCCGTTCACGTTGGTCAGGCGAAACAGGTAGTTGGTCAAAGGCTTCAGGACGTATTCCAGGGTTGCAGAGTCGCCGCCCCCAGACTTCTTGCCAACCCCACCGGGGACAATCTGCCCATCTAGCGCAGTGCCAAGCGAGGTGACGGTTGGATTGATCACCATTGCGCTTTGGCTCGGATTGCTTACCGCATAGTTGCGATTGCGGTTGATCGGGGTGAACAACGTACCACCACTGGTGCTGGTTCCCTCGTACAGATAGAACTCAGCGTCACCTTGGCAGAAAGCCTCAACCGACAAATGCGGGAATACGCCAGCAGGCGAGGCAATCACGATGTCGATGCTGGCCCCCGCAGCCAATTTGCTGGCAACAGGGTACAGCACATAGGCAAAGAACGCCCGACCGTCATGGTTGCGCTGGTGGTTGACATCGACAGTGATAACAGGCGCGTCTGCACCGGAAACCACGTTGCTCCCGGCGTTGTTCTTGTGAGTCAGCGCAACAAACTGTGCTGATGTATCT